ACCAACTAGTACTGGTCAACAAACGTTGTTAGTTGCACCTGAAGCATATTCAGCTGGTGATGATATCAGATTGACTATCGCAACTGGAGCAATAAACGGTAAAGTTAGAGTTTGGGCAACTATGATGTCATTAGATAAAGATGGCACAGACGTTGACGGAGACTCAATGACTGCAACATTTGCATAATAGGTATATATCTTGGGGGGAGCAATCCCCCCTTGATTTTTTACTTGACAAAATAATTATAGAGGTTATAATAGACACATGGCTACTACATATCTTACATTAACAAATAGTGTTTTAAGAGAATTAAATGAAACAGAGCTAACCTCTGCTACATTTAGTTCTAGTCGTGGAGTACAAACTGCTGTAAAAGATTTTGTTAATAAAGGTATTCATGATATATATAATGAAGGTGGTGAATTACCTTTACTTTATGAAAGAACTTCACAGTTATTACAAGTTGGTGATAATGAATATGATTTACCAGCAGACTTAAGAAAAATAGATATAGATTCATTTACAATGGGACCTAGAGAATTAGTTACTAATGGTGAGTTTGAATCTAATATAAATAACTGGACAACTGGGGATGGATCACCATCGCATACAACAAGTGGTAATGGTAGATTAAATTTAAATGATGCAGCAGCATATCAATCTGTAGAAACTGTAGTAAATAAACAATATAATTTACAAATTAGAGTTTTAAGTCCTAATAGTTCATCTAGTGGTTTAATTGTTAGAGTTGGAACTTCAGCAGGTGGTACACAAAATTTAAGTAAATCTGTAGTAGTAACTAATTTTAGAGAAGGTAAAATACTTAATGCTACATTTACAGCTACAGCACAAAACTCATTTATATATGTAGAATCAGACGGTGTACAGTTAGATGTAGATTATGTTAGATGCTCTAGAAGTGATATATTAAATAGAAAATTACCATATATTACATATGATAATTATTTACAATCTTATAAAGCAGTAGATGATAGAAATAAAAGTGGTAATTATGCTGCACCATTAAGAATGTATATACTTCCAAACTATACTGCTTTTGGTGTTAGTCCAAGACCTAATAATAGTGAATATGAAGTAAGTTACAATTATTATAAAACACATACTGATTTATCTGCTCATGGTGATAATATGTCATTACCAGATAGATTTAGATCTTTAATTGTAGATAGAGCTAAATATTATACATACATGTTAAGATCAGATCCTCAACATGCACAATTAGCAGATAGAGATTATCAAAGAAAATTAAGATTATTAAAAGTAGATTATGCTACTAAAAATGAATATATGAGATCTGACAGTATTGCAGAAAGTATATCAACTAATATTGGGGGCAGAGCTAATTAATGGAAAAGGGAATATTTTCTATAGAAAAAATGCAAGAGCCTGAAGATAATATGAGATATGCAGAAAGAAAAGCTGTTAGTATGATGAACAATGGTTTAAATAATAAACCAACTAAACAAAAATCTAGAGAAAAAAAAGATTTTGAAATATTAAAAACAAAAGAAAGTAATAGAGATACTTTTGGGCCACTAACACAAAAAGAATCACAAAGGTTACAAACACTTAAAATAAAACAATTAGATAAAGACAAAAATGCCAACTACTGATTTAATATCACCTTTTGTAGTAAGTTGTGCTGGGGGTTTGACATTAAACAAAGATGTCTTTTCTATGGCTCCTGGTGAAGCACTTATATTACAAAACTTTGAACCAGATATTAAAGGTGGTTATAGACGTGTAAGTGGCACTGCATTATTTAATACAAATATAGTACCAGAGGGATCTAGTAATACTAGTTTAGTAGTTGATTGTTCTATAGTATTTAATGGTCAAATAATTGCTGCTAGAGGTGGTGATATACACAGAGTTTCTTCATCTGGTAGTTTTACAACTTTAACAACAGGTTTAGGAACATCTACTAGAGCATATGACTTTGAAAAATTTAATTTTAATGGAACTGAAAAAATAGTTATTGCAACAGGACACTCACCTGCACAAATAATTAATTCTAGTTTTGCAGTAGATGTGGTAAATGCAACAGGTGGTGGTACAGCTCCAAATAATCCTAAATTTGTAAAAGCATTTCAAAACCATATGTTTTATGCTGGTGCAACTAATCCAGAAGAAATTATATTTAGTGTACCATTTTCAGAAGATAATTTTACGTCAGCTAGTGGTGCAGGATCATTTAGAGTTGACTCAACTGTTGTAGGATTAAAAGTATTTAGAAATGAATTAATTATATTTTGTGAAGATAGAATATATAAATTAACAGGAACATCAAGTTCTACATTTGCAGTGCAAGAAGTTACTAGAAATATAGGTTGTAGAGATGGTGGTAGTATTCAAGAGATTGGTGGAGATGTTATATTTTTAGCACCAGATGGATTTAGAACTATTGCTGGTACAGCTAGAATTGGTGACGTTGAACTTGGATCTATATCTAGACAGATACAAGCTAGAATTGATGATGTTGGATTAAATAGAATATCATCATTAGTTATAAGATCAAAATCTCAATATAGATTATTTTATCCAACAACTGGTGGATCACAAGGATCATCAAAAGGTATTATGGGTGTTTTAAAAACAAATCCTAATACTGGTTCTATTGGTTTTGAATATGCAGATATAGTTGGAATAAAACCATCTTGCACAGATTCAGATTTTATAAGCAATGTAGAAACACAAGTATTTGGTGGATTTGATGGTTACATATATAAAATGGAAACTGGAAATACATTTGCTAGACAAACTAACAATGATACTATTGTAGCTGTATATAGATCACCTGATATGGTAATGGGTGATCCTGGTGTTAGAAAATATATGCAGAGAGTTAATTTAAACTATGAAGGTGAAGGTACTTCAATAAATGCGGACTTAGCAGTAAGATATGATTATGATGATCAAAATAGTCCACAACCTGATAAAATTGCTTTAACATCACCAGGTGGAGCAGCTACTTATGGAACAGCATTATATGGTAATGCAAACTATGGAGCATCAGGTATACCTTTAATTAGACAATCTATTGAGGGATCTGGATTTGCAGTTGCACTAAAAATTGATGATAAGAGTAGTTCAAATGCATTTTCAATAAAAGGATTTCAATTAGAATTTACCCCAGGAGGAAGAAGATAATGGCAGGTTATTCGTCACGACAGTCAAGTTTTGCAACAGGTGATACTATTACTGCAGCTCATTCTAATGATGAGTTTAACCAGATATTAGCAGCATTTAATGCTTCTACTGGTCATTCTCATGATGGAACTGCAGGTGAAGGTGGGCCTATAACTACTATTAGAGATGCTAATACTTTAAATAGAGTATTGGTAGACTCTAGTAATAACCATTTAGAATTTTATATAAACGTATCATCATCTTCTGTACAACAATTTAGAGTACAAGATGGTGCTATTGTGCCTATTACAGATAATGATATTGACTTAGGAACTTCTTCTTTAGAGTTTAAAGATGCATTTTTTGATGGGACTGTAACTTTAGATGGATTAACAATAGGTAGTGCTACAAGTATAACAGATATAGATACTGATATATCTAGTGTATCTGGAAGTGATGATACATTAGCTAGTGCAAAAGCTATTAAGACATATGTTGATGCTCAATTAACTGCTTCTGATTTAGATTTTCAAGGTGATAGTGGTGGTGCATTATCAATTGATTTAGATTCAGAAACACTTACAGTTGCTGGTGGAGAAGGTATTGACACTTCAGGCTCTGGTAATACACTTACAATAGCAGGAGAAGATGCATCTACATCTAACAAAGGTATAGCATCTTTTAGTTCTACAAACTTTGATGTATCAAGTGGTGCTGTTAGTGTTAAAAGTGGTGGTATTGTTAGTGGTAATCTTAATGATAGTGTAATAACAGGACTATCAGAAATATCATCAGTAGCTTCTGATGACGTATTATTGGCTATAGATACTTCAGGTGGTGGTCTTAAAAAAATTACAAGAGCAACTTTAACAGCAGGAATTGCTACAGGTTCTGAAATATCAAATGTAGTTGAAGATACTACTCCTCAACTAGGTGGCAACTTAGATGTTAATGGTCAAGATATTGTATCTACATCAAATGCAAACATTGATATTTTACCAAATGGAACTGGTGTAGTAAACATTGATGGTAACGGAAGTTCTGGTGGTGTATCAGTATCAGATGGTTTAATAGATATTAGAACAGGTACAGGTAATGTATCTAAAGTAAAATTTTATTGTGAGTCTTCAAATGCTCATGCACAAACACTACAAGCACAACCACACTCAGCAAGTAGTTCAGCAGTATTAACTCTACCTGTAGCTACAGGAACTTTAATTGGTACTGGAGATACTGGTAGCGTAAGTAATGCAATGCTTGCAACTATAAATACTGCAGGTAAAGTAGATATTGGTGCATTAGAAATAGATGGTGCAACAGATATTGGTGCTGATTTAGCAGATGCAGATTTAATTATTGTAGATGATGGTGCTGGAGGAACAGAAAGAAAATCAGAAGTTTCAAGAATACCAACATATACATTTAGTAAAATATCAGGTGATGCAACAGTAGCATCTGGTGGAGCTTTAACATTAGCTAACTCTGGTGTTTCAGCTGCAACATATACAAATTCAACAGTAACAGTGGATGCAAAAGGTAGAGTTACCTCTGCATCTAGCGGAACTGCTGGAGCAACTGCAGGTTTTGCTGTTGCAATGGCAATTGCCCTTTAATTGGAGGATAAATGGCTCAAGACTTTAAAAGATTTGGCGATCAGGATGTAGGAACATCAGCATCTACTATTCACACTAGTGATTCTAATGATGCTATAATTTCTATCCGTCTTGCTAATACAACTACATCAACGATAAACGCAGATGTATTTATAT